TCAAAGGTAAAGTGTATTTGACTTCATTTTCATTTTGTTTTGTTAAAATCTTTGAATCTAACCATTTTTCTTTTAATGATGTTAAATCAATTACAGCCTCTTCGTCACCTATGGTACATTCATAATTCTTACCATAACCAAGAATACGTGCACCAACTAATACTGCGTTCTTATCACCTACAATCATATCATCTAAGTTGATACTCTTGTCTACAATTAAACTTTGTAATAAAACATCAAGTGCTATTCCTTGTTGTATCAAGTTAGGAGAAGTCAAGATATCTTCTTCTTTAGCAGTCATATACTTGATTTCTACTTTACCTGATGATAAAGGACTTGTTTTGGGATATAATAATCCCTTTGAAGGTAATTCAATTACCTCTGTGGGAAATTTCATTTCAGACATAAATACTCCTAATAACCAATTATAAGATTGTGCCGAGGCACTTTAAGATAAATATGAGTTAAGTTCTTAGAATAAAATTATTTTCTGCCGAACTTCTCAGCAGCTGTTACACCAAGTCCGATGACCGTGATGTACATAAAATTTTCTAAAATTATATCTTTGATTTCAAGTTGCCAAAAAGTATTAGCAACCCAACTTGCTATAAGCATTACAAATGATGCAAAGCCAATAAATCTTTTGGAAGATATCTTTGCATCACTTGAAAGCATTTCTCTAAAAAAGTTCATTTGTATTCCTGTGTTTTAGAATTGTAAGACTGCGTAATCGTAACGTAGTGTACAAGTAATCTCTGCAGGTTCACTTACAGACCAATCTAAATCACCAAAGTTGGCAGATTGTATATAAGTACCTTTCAAAGACCATTTCTCAACCACATCACCTACAGGTCCTAATAAGTTGAACTCTACGTCTTTCTTGTAGAAATCACTATACCCATCACGTCCTGTAACAGACTCGTGACCAAGTCTAATCCACTCAATCACTGCTTGAGCACCACTTGGTACGATTGGGTCATAAAGTGTGATATCAAGGGGCTGCCAAGAAGCCTTCCCTTTTACATATCTCTTCACGTTGATGTGATTTAACTCAACTTCTTCAAATTCTATTGAAGGGCGATTTGCTGCCCTTATTAAGAAACTTGGTACTCCCTCAATAAACATCACGAACCGATTCTTTGTCTTCGGTTCAAAGGGAGTAAAAAAGATTTCGTCAGCACCAATTATATCAGGCATTTTATTCTCCTATTGCTAAAAACTTAACTCATATATAAATATGAACTAACTTGAAAAAAGGCTGTTAAATAAAGTTCTTTATTTGATATTTTAAGAAGTTTTATAGAAGTTTTTTAAGATAAGAAAAAAGGGGCTCTTTATGAGCCCCTCAGTTCTTTTACACCCCCCTATTATTCAGGGAATGAAGCGCCTGTTGGTAAGACAACAAAATCAAGTACAATGAACTCTGCAGTTCGTGTAGGCTGTACAAAGATTTGTCCTACTAATTGGTTTCTATCAATCACATCAGGAGTGTTATTGGAATCATCCATTACTACTCTGAAGGCTGATAGACCTGAGCGTTGTTGTACCGACTCTAAATAAGGATTAACCGTATTTAAGAATCTCGCTCTTGTCGCTGATGTATTCTGTTCAAAAACTAAGAATCTTGATGTTGAAGCAATAAATTTCTTCAAGTTGATTAATAATCTTCTCACGTTAACTCTGTCAAGTGCTGAAGGTCTTGCTTGTAAGGTCTTTTGACCAAATACAGCTATACCTTGTTGTGGGAACTTGGCAATAGGATTGACTCTACCCTCATACAATGTATCACGATTGAGATGAGTTAGAACGGTCTTAACATCAATAGCCGATATACCACCTCTATTCAAACCGGCGGGAGCGAACCATTCTTGACCTATAGAGTCATTCTGTGCATAGACACCACCAATTACAACTGATGGCGGTACCCATCTGTCAACACCTGTACCTGTTGCTATTTTCACCCATGGAAAATAAGTAGCAACAAAGTTGTTGTCAAGTGAAGCAACGTCACTTACAGCATTGTCAACTGACCTACCCCAACGTGAACCATCCATAATATAAAATGTATCACCTCTATCTTTACAGATTGAAATAGCTCTGTTAGATATTGAAGAGTGATACTCGTGGATAACTCCTGGAGTAATCAATAGATTAATATCAATAAAGTCAGGGTCACTAATCGTACCTAATGCTCTCTTATATGCTAAACTACCACTTGCATTTCCATTAGACATATCAAAGCCGAAAGAGTTGGCGCTTGATATATCACCTTCTTTAGCTTTATGCACTGCTGGATTCATACCATCAAATCCCCATTGAAAAGGTACTGCAAACTTACGTTGTCTAACGTTAGTTGCTGCACCCAATGATAGATTTGTTGCTGAATTAGCAAATCCTGATTGTCCTGAAACGGTACCTTTCATATCCTCAAGTGAGAATGTTACGTTACTACCTACGGTAGCACTTGCAGGTATTTCAGATAAATAAGCTTGGTTCACATAATTAGTAGATGCGAAATCAAAACCAAGATTTATGCTATCTGAAAAGTTTCCATTTTCATCAGAACTTGTTACAAATGACGCAGTTGGTACGTTAGCACCACCTACGGTTGGATTCTCTACTGCTCCGAATCCCATTGGAGCTAATGATTTCAATGAGGCTCCTAATGTATCAAGTTGACTAAAGTCACCAACACGTATGTATTGAGACCTTGCTGGATAGTTACCATATTTGGTAATTTCACCACTTGCATTAGTTTCTTCAAACATATCACCAATTTGTTGTGCAAAGTAGTTTGGACTTTCTTTATCAAAGTTCAATCTATCAAACGTTTCAACGTTATCAAATTTAGTTGGGTCGTCACTTCTACGTTGAAATACTTGTAGTTTAAACATAGCAAAGTCAGGTGCACTATTATTAGCAGCTGCAGCTTTTACATCACTAACTACTGCGTACACATTATTGCTTATTTCCGAACCATGACTTCTTGTATAGATTCTAAATAAGTTCTGTCTACCACCACCTATCAACTGAGATTGTAGATATGGTGAACGAGCAAAACTAAAAGAACTATTACCTGTCCATGTATTAGCAGTACCATCTGAACCAAAACTTTGAACTCCTGTTGAAAAGTTAATTGAACCGGAATCGAGTTTTAAATTATATCCTGCTAAAGTAGCACTACTTGCTACTGAACTACCATTATTAAACCACTTGTACATATAAGCACTTTTGTTATTGTCTTGTGGGTTATCTGATAATTGATTCAAATCAGCACCGTCAAATCCTGCATATACAAGTTCGGCAGTAACGTCTGAACCTGATAGTACAAGATTAGCTACACTTGCAGCTGATGATGTTGGAGCTACGTTTGAACCTGTATATTCTGCGCTCACGTTTGTCACAAAACGTGTTCCGGATAAATCACCGGTACCGCTTGTTTTTCTTGATGGTAACAAAGTAGCCAATACTTTTCCTGCCAATGGTCTTGCTGCAGCTGCGCCACTACCTGTTAAGACAACGTTGACAAAGTCTACCGTGTAACCACCTATGCCTAATACCCTAACAACGGTTACTGATGGAGCTCCTCCATTCAAATAACGTTGTACAGCCATTGGCACATATAATCCTTCTGTATCTCCCAACTCGCCAAATATTTGACCATATTGAGATTCTGATGTAATTACGGTTGGTGTAAAAGCAGGACCTTTTATAGTTGGTCCTACGATAGCTGCCCCTATCGCTTCTACTCCTGCGGGAAGAAAAGATAAATCTTTCTCTCTCGTAAATACACCAGGACTTACAATTCTTTCTGCCATTATGTTTCTCCCTTATAAGGTTAAAGATGTTCTTTAATAAATATGATTAAATATAACCAAGGTTGATTTTATTTTGTTTTTTTTAAGATTTTTTTACAGGCTCAAAAGTTCCTGTATTAGGGTCAAGTGTCCCTTCGCCATACTTTTCAGATAACTTAGCAACAAGTGCCTTTTCTTTAGCTTGTAGTTCACTCCACTCACTTTTTATAGCATCTTCTCTTTCTACGAAAGAGTTTACTCTCTGTTCCATAAGTATCTTTTGTACTGCTATTTGACCTAATTCAGATTGTCGTTTTTGATAAGTTAATGACAAATCCTGAATTTCTTTTAATTCATCTTCTGTGAATTTTATTTGTTCTTCAGCCATTTTATGCTCCTAATCGTGTTTATATTTCTTCAAAATCAAATTTCATTTTCTTTTTTGCTGTATTCTTTTTTGAAGGTTTTGATGATTCAATAAAGCTATTATGATATACATCAGGCCATAGTGCCTGATACCAAGTTGTTAAAATATATTTATCGTCTGATAATGGAGTTTCAGCATAATGCACGTAAGGAAAAGAAGTTGGAAATGCAAGATGTTTTCCTGCTTCACATTTTACTGCACTTCTTGCAAAAGGAAATACCGTTCTACCGCCCTCCTCTACATCGTTTAAATAAAACATACTTGTAAATATTCTATTACCATATTCATACATATGGCTACCTTCTGTATGCCAGGATTCATAATGTCCTATTCCTTTTTCGTATTTATGTATTTCCCACATCGGATAGTAACGTCCATTTAAATGTAATTCATCTGCATTGTAATGTTGTAACATTCCATATTTTCTTGTATAGTTCAAAATACAATGGTCTGATACTTTTTCTAATGCACCAATATATTTAACTCCTTCCGGTATAAGCATTAAATCAAGCTCTCCTGTATCTTTAGTATCAGGGTCTATTCCTTTATGTGTAAGTCCTGCATCAACTTTATCTTTCTTAGCATATTCTTCATACAAATCAATAAGTTCTGTGCATACATTTGAAGGTATGGTGTCTTTTGTTATGTGAACAGAATCCATAAAATGTTCCATAACTTTTGCTGAGTATTGACCTCCTATCATACTTACATTAGTATCTATGTTTTTCATCTTGACATCGGGCGGACCTTTTTTAGTAGAGGTAAACATAAAAGAGTCTATTGGTTTGACTAAATCTTTTTTGTCTTTTCGCATTTTATATTTTTTAGATTTATTCTTTTTTGCTTC